CCGGGTACTAGTTAGCATAAAATATAAAACAAACAAATATCCATACTTCCATCCTCATCTGTTAAACCAATATCTCCCTCGATCTTAAGAATTTTTGCTATGATGTGAGTCACTCATCAAGTTACTCGGGTTGACCAAAGTCATCGCTGGATCCTGACTCCTCTGTTTGGTACACAGAGGGCAAAGGAGGCATACTATCATCCAGATCAGCTTCTTCAGGCCTATCAAATAGTAGCGTTTCTATGGGTATCAACCTGCTTTCTGAGATCCCTGAAATCCAACACAGAGTCTCCATGTGATCCACCAGATTCTGTTGCAGTATATTCTTGTTGAGGAACATACTTAGAGAATTTCCATACAGCTCAGGAGGAAAAGTCTCCATCACCCACCTGTCTAGTAAGTATTTTTCTTGTAGCTGGTGTCTGGCTCCTGCAGAAAGATCAGGAGTTGACACCATCATTGTCGAAGTGAACAGCTCTCTCATCTCTTCAAATTCGTCATCCCCCGGCAATCCCAAATCCAGGACATCCACTTTCTCCACCTGCTTAACTTCCACCTCAGCAACCCTATCTATCATGGTTAGAGCATTGGTGAAGTTCACCTCTAAATCAGCGTCCAAGTATGAAGGGTACTGCGCCAATGGTTCGATATTCATTAACGAGTCCTCCATCAGCTCGTTCAGCGTACAGGCCTGTCGGGTGCTGGAATACCCCTTCCTAGTGCAAGTGGACCAAAAGTTGGACATCAACCACTCCCTAATTGCACTCTCTTTGCAGCCCAATCTGCCAGGATCATCCATCGCCGTTGCAATGAGTTGTCCTGCATGCGACCTCAAGAGAGGAGTTCTACTCAACCAGGCTTTCCAGTAGGTGTTCTCAATTGGAATCATGTCTGGGTCCATTATCACAAGATTCTTGTCTAGAATGGCCATGGGACATGACAAGATGGTCAAGTTCCTGCCACTGATCGATCTTCTCCATTCTGGGACCTTAGATTCTGCTTTGGATACTCCTGACCCTATGATTCTTAAAGAGGTCGTGCTCATTTCTAAGCTCAATTTGTCATAGTTCCAAAACTTCTCTGAGTAGTCCGACAGTCTGGATTGAGTGACCACAATTGGAGTGTGCCAGGATGACAAAAGGGAGTATCCACATTGGCCATTCAGCCTATGTAGTAAAGATTCATCTGGTTTCATCATATATGATGAGGTGCCTGGCCAGCACCTATGTTCTTCGCACCAGCATCTCAAAGTTTGAAGCATGTCTGTCAGATCATCAGTCTTGTCCACCTTGAGAACCTCAATGTAGTTCTCCAAGGTAGATGTCTTACCTTTGATGGGCCTGGTGTTCAGATGAATCTCCACCCTACACTCGTCAAGCCTGCCAACCCAGACTCCTCTACCCTGATATGATCCCTCTTCTCCTTTGATTTGAGGCTTGGAGTAAAAACCAAAAACTCCCGACTTCAACTTCACACACTCCTCGACCCATTTCCGCTGTCTCCTCATCCTCTCTTGTTTGTTGTATGTTGGCCCTATTTCAACCTCTTGTGCAAATTTCTGGAACAAGTACACCAAGACAGCTGCAGTTCTAGGTCTGCAAAGGGCAGTCGGGGGTTCTGCAAGGTCGTAGTGTTTAAGTATCTCCCTAGCATAATAAGACTTGTAATCCTCATCCATGGGCGATTTAGATATCTGATACAGGCATTGAGATACCTCTTGACGAATTTCTCTGTTCTTGGCCGCTTTCTCATTGTGAATGGGATTCATTATCCAGCCTGGCCATTGATTCTTGTAAATCACTGACTCTAGAACAGTCCGTCCTCTTCTACCACCCACAGGAGCACAGGTGAGATGCAAGATCCTGGATTTCACTTCAATCTTGGACAAGAAATCACTAAGGGCTAGGTGGTCTTTGAAGGGACTAGCCTCCAAGGTCCTGTCAATGCTGGTATGAAGCCAAGGCATTAGCTCTCTAAAGCAATCAAACTTGTCATCTCTGATCCGCCTCGAGACCCTTAGAGTGGGATGGTCAAACCAAACAGATCTCATTACCCTCTCTAGTGAGTACATTTCATCCACTGGGGAATCGTATATCACAATGTCGGACTTCACTCTCCTCCTTAATCCGACATCCCGGTTGAAACTAATGACAGACCTATTTCTTACTTCTATCAGTCTGTCATAAGATTGTCTCAAGGGGAAAAGAAATGACACCTCTTTGTCATTTAGTGTCTCCATCCCTGACATTGAGAAGTCCTCATCCAATCTTTTCAATATGGAGGTCTTCCTCAAGCTGCCATCGAAATCCTCTCTGAGACTCAGAACAGTTCTTGTCAACAGGTAAACGCTAGAAGCAATGGACCTAGTAACTGAGTTACCATGACTCATTGATTCCACCACTCCGCTAGAATGGGCTTTGAGAGCCAGCCTGAGTTCAAATTCCCTCATGTTCTTGGACTTGCGATAGAGGAGTTCAGGATTCTGATTGAGTTCCTCTCTCCACGACTCGTCTATGTTGAGGCCTTCTATCAGGTTCCTCCATCTAGTTTTCTCACCATAGATGATAAGGCTGGTAGAGGATATAGTGCCAGTGGATAGGGTCTCCAAAATGTTATCTTGAAGGCTTTCGGGTCCGGCAAACTTAGTCTTCTCTAGATAGCTGCGCTCCAATAGGCACTTGTATTTGGCAGAGAGCTTGGAGCAAGTTAGCAAGTTAACGTATAGATTAAATTTGAGTGAAGCCAAACCGCAGATTAGTGGATCATCCATCATGAAGTATCCCAGAGAAGGGTCTCTCAGGGTCCCTATCAGATTGGCGAATTTAGTCCACCCTGGGCTCACTGAGCTGCCCATCATACGATAGTACAATAGAGCTTGAGCCATCTGACATATGGACGCAAGCATTATGCTCCCTCCCCCTTCTAAGATGGATGAGTTCAGGTTCTTGAAATGATTTTGACGCTCGTATAGAGACCCGGATTCTGGTGGCGTTAAACAGGCGAACACCCATTTGTTGGTAGGTCTGATTAAATTTCCATGATCAAAGAACTCTGAATTGAACTCCATTATGTTGATCTTGGAATGAACACTCTTGGTGCTGTTGTATATACCCATAGCTTTGGCCACAGAGTATTTGAAGTGGAAGCATAGGGAACTCTTCAAATAGTTTGTATAGAATCCTAGCTTGTCATCGGCTGGGGAGGTTATCATGAAGGAGGAGTCATCTGAGCTCTGCATACAAGTCACTACAATGTTGGTAGATTTGCCAAACACCTCCTGGAATAGTGAAGGCATGGTCTCCTGAAGAACAGTGTGGAATAGGGACGAGGTGTAATGCAATATCCCCTGAAGCATCCCACTTGAAGTGGTAACATAGGAGGACCTTGATTTCATCCATCGAGTCTCCATATGGCCTTTCCTAGTTAGGGCCAGTCTGTTGCAGTTGTTGTCAGGAAATGGTTTCTCTAAAATCTGTTCTAGCGTCAAGCAATCTATCATATCGAGGAGATCATTCGGCAGCATAATATTTTTGTTTAACCAAAGGTCTAGAGCACTAACAACGAACTTGTGCAGCTCTGGCTTCGTGAACTGCAGCAGCAAGATCATGAATTTTGTGACAAAGTGACCTTGGTTCCACTTCTTAGCATCATCACTGGAGCAAACAGTGATGGTTCTTCTTTGGTTGAACTTCACTTTTGTTCTATAGCTGTGGATTCCGGGGGCCTTGAGCTTCTGCTGCGGGTGTGTCATTATCTCACTAGAGAATCTAGAACATATAGTTCTAGCTATCGTCTCAATAACCACTTGAATTATCCGACAGGGTGCCGTAAGCACCAAAATTTCTCTGAAGCCACCATGCTGTGCCTTAGGGAATGTGTCCACCATTAAGCCACCGATTTTGTGCTGCTTCTCCAGGCATTTATCTAAGATGAAGCACGGGTTGGAGATGTCATCAACTCCGAATTCGTCTATCAAATCTTTTATGGCCTTCATCACCCTTGGTCTGGATTTTATTCTATCCATGGACTTATCAGTGAAGGATGCTGAGGCCTTAAGGCTGGCGAGATTTTCATAATTCATCATTGATAAGGCTTTGAAGATATCCTTATCTAAGGCCTTCAGCCACTCCTCTTTGACTCTCGATTGAGTTGATATTGCCACATCACAGCAGAACCTAACCAAGGAGGGCGAGAATTCCATCGTCTTGTATGTCGTGGGGTCATCTCTATCACGCCTACCCAAGTATGTCATGTCATTTGGAGTTTTATCCTCCCACTCCAGAATTTTCTTCGGTATCTTGAAGGAAGTGTTCCGCTCTGGATCCTCATCTTTATTGTGAAGATAGTTGTAGTAGAAGGAGTTTATCAACTGTTGAGGATTGTCTAAGGCATCTCCAGTGAAAGGATCCTCTAAGTTGGACCACACCCTGAGAGTCTCTTCCTCGGATATCATTCTAGCCGAGTAGCCTCTCTTGGACAATATCTTCTTAGCAGCTGTAAAGAGCTTTCTCACCACCCAGACATGCAATCTTGATCTAAATGTGAAGCTGGGATCTCTCAATCTTGAGGCAGGGTCAGGTGTCAAGGGATTGGACTTGAAACCCTCTAGACATATGTATCGGGCGTCTGACATAGCCTCATCCACAAATCCCTTGTCATGCAGCATCGACAGCAGGCACAGCATCACATACCTGCGAGCCTTCTTCACACTGGGGCTGTCAGCGGGTCCAAAAATGGATTCACCATTACAGACCGAAACTCCTGCATGCTCACTTGCCATTCCCACTAGTGTTAGACCCCTTGCATGGGCTGTGTTTAGGTTTGTGAGCTTCGACTTGTTGACAGAAATTAAATCTGTGAAGCACCAATCATTTTCGACAACATAGTCCCTGACTGCTCCGTTGTCAAGAGACTGCATCATGTCATCTTTTGGCCAAGCCATACCGAAGAAGACATGACTAGAGCTTCTCGTGGGATGTATTAGAATGTAAAGGTTGCTACCTCTTATTCTCTTAATGATCCACTCTTCTTTACGACAGTGCTGACGCAAGGAGATCGTCAGTTCAGTGGCAATGTCAGATATTAGGTTCAGGCTTCTACCCAAGAAGCTAGTGCAGTACTTGCTTAAAGTCTGATAGGCGAACTTGCATGACTCTTCCTGGGCCCCACTATTCTTAACAGACATGAGTATCAATTCCCTCACAGAAGAAGTTCGCTCTCCCAACAAATTGTCTGATGATTGGAACAAGCTCTCATCCTCAAGAAACTGATCTATGTCTCCAGTGTATACGTCATACGAGAATGGCACTTTCCTGTATGAGCGATAGTCCCCAATTGAATAGCCAGGATTGGCCTTGATAAAAGACTTGGCATTGAGACCAACTTTGGCTAACTCTGCCTTCGACTGAAGATCTATGGAAGTCACTACTCTGTGGTAATTGCGTCTCCTGTCTTTATACTTTTCCTCAATGCTTTCTCTCATTGTATCATCCATCAGCGCAAGTGCTTCTTCATACTCGTCTGTGCACACCCAATTTTCAGACTTCGACATACTGATGGTGAAAGCTTCAGCAAAGCATTTGGCCATGGGGAAGTTACTGCCCATAGATGGAAGCGGATAGGTTAAGTTTCTATTCAGAAGCTCTGAGTAATTACTAGATAGTTTCAAGCTCACCAGAGGGAGCTGAATCACTCTCTTCAGGTCTTTCCGTAGTGTTTGGCTTGACTCTGAAACCGTTTCCTCAATGGCATTAAGCTCTTCAATTTTCCTTTTATATATTGAGGAGAGAGGTTCACGCTCATCCAACAGTATATTCCCATTCTCTTTGTTGAAGTTCTTTATCGCTTCTGTTCTAAGACCAGAGAGGTATCTTGTAACATCCTCTCTGTCATATTCTCGACTTTTAAACAACTCAAAGTCATCCTCTGTTATCTTTCCCGAACTTAGTCTCAAAGGAATAGCTGAGAACATGCTGCGTAACCTAGACATCGTTTCAGTTTCGTCCTCATCTCCTGAGAAGATCATGCCAAGCTCCTCAGCAGCCTTATCTTGGATCAAAATAGACAGTCGGTACCGAGTTATCAACTCATCTACCCAACTCTGGGGTATGCTATCCAGGGAAGAATGAACAGAATCCTGAGTGGTGAGGATTACGAAGTAGAAGATGGGTCTCCGCCCCTTCCTGTTTTCCAAGGCCATGTGGTACTTCCCAATCTTGTCATGGACGATGACTTTGGCTTGGTGGTCGCTCAAGTGACCCCGACTGGTGGCGAATTCCATGACTAGTATCTTGTCCTCAGAGAACATGATAAGATCAGGAGACATTTGATCATCAGCATCATCATTCCTTTTAATCAGGCTGAGGAGCTTGTCTGTCTTATCACAAAAACACCCATACGTGTATTCATGTGGAAATTTGTACATGTCAGTTATGGGGAAGTTGAATGTGCCCCCGATAGTTGTGGAGGAGTCATCTGCCTCCCTTTGGATCTTAATTTCGACCATTTCGCTGTTACGCTCAAAGGAGAAAGCAGGTGTGGCTCTTATGTCGGCCCCATTGTATCTAAAGACCTCCCTTGGGCAGGTCACTGAGTTTGGACTTCCATCAAAAGATGAAAACTCCAGGAAAGACCTTAGGTTACCTTCCCTTGAAGAGCTGAGGTACAACTCTGTCTCTGCACAGCTTGCAATTTGGAAGCTAGGCATTCTATTTACATGAATGAACCTGTCTTGTCGGCTCGTACAGTAATTCGGTAGCGTTTAGCTTCTTTACATGGAAGTTGACTTACCGTCTACAGTTCAGAATATCACTTTTATATTTTATAGTACCC